ATAATACTTTTTGATACATTCTAGGTCCGTGACTTTATCCTTACGGAGCCAGGGAGAGAATCTCTTTCTTTTCCTCAGACTATTTAGATAAAAAGAATATTGCATATCTTTATCTAAATGATGGTGCAAATTCATTTCATTTGCATACATCACACAGTCAAGATGTCCAGATAAACAACGATTGATGATATAAGGAGGATAAGAACTCATGTCCTCTGACAAATCTTCCTTTGTAAAGTTAATTGAGTTCAGCCAATCCTTCAATTCCATAATTATATAATAAAAGTTCTTTTCTGTCTTTTTGTTCGCGCATATATTCACCCACAGAGCGCATGGTATATGTCAGGTCGAACTCTCCCGCTCTCCATCCTTCAAACCTCTCTTTGACAAGCTGAGACGAATTGTAAGATATGAGTTGAGGACCAACAAACCGATCACAATCGGCAGCAAAATTATCGTGGTCGAATCCGTTATGCATACTCCCTTTCCGTCCATAAAGGTTGCTTCCAATGTCGTAGGGGGGATCGAGGTATGTGAATACGGATTTATTGTCTGTAAGGAGTCGTTCATAACTAAGATTTGTAATACGCCAGTTTTCGATCAGTTGTGTGTATCCCTGTAGTTTTTCAATTCCTCGCATTGAGAAGTTGTTGTCAGATGCCTGCCTGCTAAAGGATGAGGACTCTGTGAGACCAGAAAAAGAGCACTTGTTAATAATGTAAAAACTACAAGCACGATATAAATTGGGTTGAGCATAATCGTTAACTATCTCTTTTGCCTCTAAAAATAATCCTTTTGCAGATGCAGGATCAGGATACCTAGACTTCAGTTCTTGAAGTCGTTTGTAGAGAGCATGACCATCATCTTGTAGGGTCTTCCAAAAATTGACCAATGGTTCATACAGATCATTGACCCAGATATCGAGATGTGGATACTTCTTTGTGATGTGAATCGCTACTGACCCTCCACCTAGAAAGGGTTCACGATACTCTTTGTAGTCACGCAAATCAGGAATGTAGGGATCCATCTTTGTACATGCGCGACTCTTACCGCCAGGGTAACGAAGAGGAGTTTTCAGAGACTTCATAGAAAATTAGGTCCGTCACCTTTATGAAGAAGCACTCCATCAACTTTATCCATCAGATCCAGAATACTTCCATGCATGAGGCGGTATCCATATCCAACATAAATTTGACCGAAGAATACTGTAAGCGCCATAAACGCCCAGAAGTAATAATAAAATTTTGATTTGATTTGATGTTGCTTTTTCCAGTTAGGATTTTTAGTCATAATTAAAGCACCAATTTTTTACTAGGAGTTTTTAGAACAGAAAACATTTCCTGATATTGATTTTCAATTTCTTCTTGAGTCTCAGACATGTAGACAATGTATTTCTTAGTAACCTCCAGTGATTCACCCTTTCCTTTCAAGAGAGGGGACCAGGGCGCAAATCCCATCTGACCATTGCCAGTAGGGACAGCAACAATGGGATTACAGATAACAATAGAGTCATCTTTTTCTTCAATCAGGTCTGCGACGACATCCTCGCCGGACCACATACGAATCAATTTTACGTTCATTTGAATTCACACTCCACCATAATTTCAGTTAGACAAGCAAGCATATTTATTTCTTGATCTGCAACGAATGCCATTTGATACTGATACTTAGCAATAACAAGCACAGCAGCAGGGACAGTAGCGTTTGTAAGGGATGTATAAAGAGCATCGTAAATACGACGAAGAAGTACCCCAGAATCATTATCCAGATTATCAACGACCCACTTACGGACCTGAGAGAAATCTTTGTCTTTGAGATTTTTAACCAAGTCATTTACTTTTACATCACCAAAACTTGCAAGAATACCACCATCAATCGTGCCACCGGAAGAATACCTTTGACACTCATTGAGAACACGACGCCAATCTGGGAAGTGTTTGTTGATGAGTTCTACCAGGACCTTGTTATCATATTCAATACCTTCCGTATCCAAGATGGTTCGGATTCTATTGAAGAATGATGCGGCAATTCCTTGACGTTCTTTTCCTTTGATTCCAAACTCAACGACGGCACATCTGGAGTGGAGGGGCTCAATAATTTTGTTTTTGTAGTTACAGGTGAAGATAAACCTGCAATTGCCACTAAACTCCTCAGTAAACGCCCGTAAGAGGAGTTGTACATCGTTGGTTGTGTTATCTGCTTCATCAATGATGATGACTTTGTGTCTACCAGTTGCTTGAAGCGATACGGTCGAAGCGAAGTTTTTCGCATTGTTTCTGACAGTATCGAGGAAACGTCCCTCATCGGATCCATTGATGACATAATAGTCAACTCCCAGTTCGTTACACAGTGCTTTTGCTACGGTTGTCTTACCACATCCTGCAGGACCTGCAAGAAGTAGATTAGGAACCTCTCCTTTATCTAGGAAGTCAAGAAACGTTTTTTTAATATTGTCAGGGAGTATACACTCTTCAATTTTCTTGGGTCGATATTTTTCAACCCAAAGGAACTCATCACGCATAATTTAGATACCAATCAATGGTTTTTTTCAATCCCTCTTCAAATGAATGTTGAGGGGAGAATGCAACTGTGCTTTTAATTTTAGCATTGTCAATTGCATATCGCAAGTCATGACCAGGACGATCATCAACGTATTCAATTAGATCTTCACTTGCTCCCATCAGTTTGATAATAGTTTTGACAAGATCAATGTTTTTGACTTCACATTCTCCACCAACATTATATTTTGACCCAACCTGTCCACCGAAGTAAACATCTAAGATCGCTCTACAATGGTCTTCAACATAAATCCAGTCACGAATATTTTCTCCTTTACCATAAACAGGGATTTTTTTACCTTGTTTGATATTAGAGATAGTTTTGGGGATTAGTTTTTCAACATGTTGTCTAGGTCCGTAATTGTTTGAGCAATTAGTAATAACCGTAGGCAAACCATATGTATTGTGATATGCCATAACGAAGTGATCACTGGAAGCCTTGGAAGCAGAATACGGATTCTGAGGATCATATGGAGTCTGCTCAGTAAAGGCAGGATCATCTAATTTCAAAGCACCATAGACTTCATCAGTTGAGATGTGATGAAATCCTTCAACTTCATGCTTTACTGAAGCATTTAGAAGATTGATTGTACCAATCACATTTGATGAAATAAATGGTGTGACATCTTTGATTGAATTGTCAACATGAGTCTCTGCAGCAAAGTGAAAGACACTCTTTGGTTTATACTTAGCGAATAGTTCATCTACTCGATTTTTCTCTGCAAGATCAACTCCTTTGACTTGATAGTCAAGTCCCTGAAGATTATCTGGATTTGCCGCGTATGTAAACATGTCTAAGATGATTACATTTTCAAGTCCCTTTGACTTCAGATAGTGACAAAAGTTACTTCCAATAAATCCTGCACCACCAGTAACAAAAATATTATCAGTCATTTTTTAATTCATACTTATCAAGAAGTTTTGGAGAGTATTGTTCAACAGATGCTACATCATTCTTTTTATCTCGTTTCTCTTTTTCCAAAGAATACACGCGATTCCTCAATTCAGTTGATGAATATTGGTGACGACGTTTATGGAAATGAAGTTCAATACCATTATCAATACAGTATTGCTTACCTGTAAATTCCTTATCTTTGTATTCCTCACTCAAAAATCTAATATTGATATTTTGAGTTTTGATCATGTTCAGCAAATCACCCTCAGTCTCATACACAAGAATTTCATCAACATACTTGCAACCTTGAACCTGAACATATCGTTCATACACAGATTGAGTTGGTTTGTTCTTGATGCCTGGTCGATCAATGGTGGGATCAACTTGAAGTGCAACAATCAGATAGTCACACAACTGCTTCTCCATTTTTAGCATAGTCACATGACCAGCATGAAACAAGTCAAAAGAACTACAATTAAATCCCACTTTCATTTTTTTCTACCCATTCACGAAATTGTTTTTTCCCCTCTTCAACTTTCCACCAAGGAGCATAGAGAGGACCTTGATAATCCCTCTTACCCGAAGGTGGAGTCTGGTTCGAGTGCGATGTAGTAAGTGAGGTCATGATTTTTACTTGTGAAACGAGAGAGAAGTTTTTGAGATACAACAACTTCATAAGTTCCAGGAAGAACTTTGATATTCTCTACCTTGAAGTTGAAACAGAAAGTGTTTTCAGTTTCTCCAACAACAATAGCAAAATCATTTGACGTGTCATTTTTCTTATCACGCACAAGCAACTTAACAACACCTGCTTCACCAACAGCAGAAATGTCAGGGAGTTGATAGACAGCTGCTGCCTTGAGAAGTTTATCAAGTTGTTCAGTTCTGAGTTCAAAGCACACATCCTCACTAGGAAGATTGATTGCTTTCTCAGGAGGAGTGACAATTACATTCGGATCAGCAAAGAAATACTTTGACCTCATCTTGCCTTCACGAATGACAACGTAACCATCATTAGCAAAATCAAGTTCTGGTTTCTGATGAAGACTGAGACCATTCAGAAACTGATTGAGATCATAGATCCCAAAGTCTTTCATGAACTCTTCAGTAACAGTTGCCTCTGCAAGGATATTCTTCATCACACTGATGGTGCGAAGTTTGCTACCCTCTTTGAACAGAATCGACTGATTGATAGAAGAGAAGTTCTTCAGGACAGAAATAGTTTTATCAGAAAGTTTCATAGGGTTGCGGATTTTCATCACTGAGGGTAAGTTTCACGTTGTGCATTTTTGTCGTTGAAATGCATCAGAAGTACAGCATAATGCAAGATCTTCATAATGTCACGACGTGCAGTGCCTTTCTTATCATAACGAGAGGCATACTTGAGAATATTACTGCGGCAGAAGGATTCACCATCACCACATGCTTCAATGAGATCCAAAGTTTGAATCTTGTCGTCACCAGCAGAGTAATGCTGATTGTATGTGCCAGTAATATAATCTTGCAGTTCTTTAAGGATTACATCCTCACTATATTTGTATTTGCTTTGTGTGTTCTTTTCTTCCATATTTAAGTTAAAGGAAATAGTATCTTCACCACCAAGGGAAAGATAATCCATCGGAACTGGTTGAGCAGCAAAGGTAGTACTACTAAAGTTGATAGTATCAGGTGCAGCAGTAGGATTACCAGTCAAACTGAATCCGTCTTCATACCAATAGTCTTGATTAGACATGTTCATTTCATCGTGTAGAAAGGACCAGGAGTTAGCCATAATTATATCAAACTGTAGGGGTTTCGTCAACGGGCATCACAAAGTCAGCATCGACTTTATCATACA